GGATATCAGATACAGAAGACTGATAAGATAATTAAGGCACTACAAGAACTAGACGAAGATGGAAAGGGTTGGTTCTAATGGCTAGACAAAGATTAACATTCATTATTACATGGATACTACTATCTATTGCTGCTCAACTACCGCTGCTTATTCTATTCAGTGCAATAGGTTTTGACCCAACTATTGTGGCTATTAGTGAGACCATCGCAGGAATCGTTACTGCTATGATAACAGGTATACTAATGGTTAAGGAGGAAATATAATGGCTAAAGCAAAAGGTGCAACAAACAGCAACAGACAGAATGGCAAGGCTTCTAAGAAGCATCCACTAAAATTTGACCCAATCAAACGTAAACTAGTTAGGGCTTAAATGATTGAGACTTTAATTAATTTATCTGTTTTAGTTGTAGGAATCTCTATCCTGGTCTTCATGGTAAGACTAGTAGACGAAAAAGACGAAGAAGATTTAGGATACCGTGACGATGAAGAACTCTGATTTTGATATTGATTTAAAGTATGGCAAACAAGGCGAAGAGACTGTTGCCAACATCCTGTCCATTGAGACAGTAGAGGTAAAGCGTGACAAGCGTTGGAAAGAAACAGGCAACCTATTTATTGAAACTGACTGTTGGTACAATGCTTCACAATCTTGGGAGAAATCTGGTCTTAGTGTATCTAAGGCTACTCACTATGCGTTTGTTCTTGAGAACATGGTTGTCATCACTACCACCGAAGACTTGAAGGCTGTTGTAGAAAAGAGTGGCAGACCTATCGAATGTAAGATTGAACCAAACCCATCTAAAGGATACTTAATTAAACTGTCACACATTGTGGAGCATCAACTTGCATAAATGTGGTTGGTGTATAACTGGGCATCATTCGAACTGTAAAAAGACTATCAGTTATTATGAGAAAACTTGGGTGTGTGAATGTCCCCATCCAGACGATACTCTTCCTGACAAGGAATACAAAAATGAGTTGGACCAAGAGGCTTAGGAAGTCCACCTAAAACAATCTTATCTTCTTTAGCAGACATTATCTGCTGGTAGGTTGGTAATCCGTAAACAACTGGAACTAAGGGTTCCTGACACAATGAACAATTCATACTATAAGTATAACATCAAATAATGTATAATAGAAATATGGAAGATAACAAATGTGAAGAGTGCACTGGGCTATGTGCTGTGTGCGAATACATTAATGATAAACCAAACTAATCATCTTTAGTCTTTTGCTTGACTAGGGATAGCATTCGTTCTGGAGTTGATGCAGAATAGTATAGCCAGTAAAGTTCTATGTTTCTAAGGTGATGGAAGTTAAAGCCAGGGTCATGTATTTGTTGAACGTGACCAAGACAGTAGATGTATCCATCATGCTTGATAAGTTTAGTACCCTTAATAACTGCATGTGCTAATTCTAATGCTGTGTCTTCTCCACCCCACTGAATAAACTTTTCATCCATACCCCCAACAGACCACCACGCCTCTGGAGTGCAAACATAGATACCACCATTGGCTTCTGTATATAATGTATGTTTAAGTAATTTAACATCTGAGCCACTAAAAATCTTCTCTGTCATCTCAATGTCAAAGTATTTACATTGTCTATAAGGATTATGAATCATGCCATCTTTTTGGCAATGTTCGATTGCTTCTAACAAAGGTTCAATTTCGGGTAGTGTATCTGCGTCATTAATAATAATAACGTCACAGTGAGCCTCCTGTGCCCTTTTTACACCATCATTACGACTACCAGAAGCACTCCAGAATTCTCCTGCTCTATCGCTATAGAAGACCTCAATGTCTGGTAAATTAGTTTTATACCAATCTAGCACCATCTCTAATGGTTTTATCCTGCTTGGTGTTTCTCTCCAGGGTATTACTAGACCTATCTTAGACAATTCCTTTTAGTGCCCTTTCGATACCCTCTTCCAAAGTAATCTTTGGTGTATAGAATGAAAGCATCTTGGTTGGATTAGCGATACGGTTTAGAACTCCTACTGGTGCTGCTGGTAGATGTTTAAACTCTGGTGAATACCCCTCAATTTGAGTAACTATCTTGGCTAACTCATTGAAGGTAGTTCTACGACCCCAACCCAGATTAACTGGTCCTTGGATGTCCTGTCTAATTGCTTCATCAACTGCGTTAACGACATCAGACATATGGATAAAGTCTCTGGTCTGCTCTCCATCTCCCCAGATTTCGAATGGGTCCATGCGGTCTACAGCCCTCTTAATGTAACTAGGGAACGGATAGTCTAACGACTGGTCTGTGCCATAGCCAGAGAAAGGTCTAAAGATATGAACAGGTATGCCAGCCTCTTGAACAAACTTAGCAAGATACTCTCCAGTTAGTTTGCTCCAGCCATAGGTTAGGTCTGGGTTGCTAATGTTATCTAAATCAATCATTGATTCTTCTAGTCTTACCCAGTCTTCGTTACCTTGGAACTTTGTAGGATAGGCAGCACTGGAACTAAAGTACACGATGCGTCCTGGTCTTGTTATCAATGCCCAGTTAAAGAAGTCTGAGTCTATCGCTAGGTCTGTTGCTACTGATAGAGGGTTGCCTTCGATGGTTGCTCTACCGCCAACAATAGCAGCAAGATGAATAACTAAATCATAATACTCTCTGTTGTTTTTAAAAAAGTCTCTAACATCATTGCCATCTGCGATATCTACGCCTGTGATATCATGGTCTTTATATTTGTTGACAAAGTATTTTCCTACAAAGCCACGGTGTCCTGTAATTAATATTTTCATTTTTCTCCTAGTAGGTCAAAATCGTATTGATATTTTTTTGCATTAGATTGATTTATGTCATAGTTATACATATAGTTATCGTTTGCATCTAGTGCTGCTCCAATATGGTTTTGCGGATATCTATCTTCCGTTGGAAAATTGCGTTGTTCACTCTTACCAAAAAGTTCTACATCGTAATGCTCGCTATGGATTAAAACATTATCCTTAATAATAGGATACACCATCTCTGCTAAAAATTTTTGGTCTACTCCTGGGTCCAGTATTACCATATTCTTTACAGAGTCAAAGAAGTCTTCTAGCAACTCTTTAATCATTAACAATGAACCATTCCTTGCTCCAAGCATTCCAGCACTAATAGCGTAACTGTGTCCAACAGGATGGTCTTTCATAATATGGAAATCAAAATCTGATTCTAGCCATTCTTCTACAGCCCTAATCTCTCTTGCACTAATCCTAGCATCAGTATCTCTAATAATTGCTACATCAACTTCTGGGTCTGCGAATACTAAAAATCTAGTAAGCGTATACGACATATCAGTTCTTTGTTTCTGATTAATTAAGTTTACATTATCAAATTGTTTGAGTATGTTAATAACATGCTCAGATGTGTTGTGGTAATAAAATCTGCACTCCCACTCTGGCATATACACTTGGGCTAAAAAAGCATTTTTAATTGCCCCAATAGTGTACCTTGTGTCATCTCCAAATAAACAATAAGATATTACCTTTTTCAACTATTTCTTAATCTTTCTGCATCTGCTTCAAATCCAGAAACTGAGTCTGTGTAGTCTAAGTAAGCCTGTTGGTCGTGAGAAAATATAGGAGAACTATTTACTTCAGCATACCCTGCGTCCTCTTCAGACTTGCCAATAAGGAAGTGCATGTGCTCAATGATTACATCGCCCAAGTATTTTAGACTCTTTAGTTCATTTCCCATATCCTTCCAGAAGTTATCTAAATAAAGATGCTTCATTGCTGGGGGTGCCATGAAACCTAATGTCTTTACGATACTTGATTTTAGCAAGACAGCAGTTGGAAGGTTCTCACCTTGGAACAGGTCATTACCATAGGCAATGCCATGCTTAATATCTTTAATAGAATTAACTAACTTTAAGTCCCATCCATAGGTTCTTGGTCTGTGGTCATCACCCATAAAAGCGATATACTCATACTGGTCTGCATACTTATTAGCAATAAGGTTAAGTGTTCCATTCATCATTGCTCTTGGATTAACTTCATACAATACCCCATCAATTCTTGGATATTCTACGTCATCATCATCAAGACCAAACACAAGGTCAGTAATGGTAGAGTTCTTCTTAAACTCTTCATAAAATTCAAGAGACTTCTCTGGTCTACCCCTTGTTGGAACAATCAATAATACTTTATTCATAATTTATGATACCTCTCTAATTGCTTTGATTGTCTGTGGGAATGCCTCGTAAGACAAGTCACGAACAGCCTGAGCATATTCTTGTATTTCTAGTTGAGCATCGTGCTCTAGTCTTTGGTCCAGGAACGTCATAACGCCCTGTAGCGATACTGTCCAACGCCAGCGTACATACATGCTGTATGCAGGTAGAAACATTCTAGCCAACTCTGGTGCAATGCCATCATTCATAGCCTCTTGATAAAGGTTTACGCCTTGGTCAATCATCTCTCCCAGTTTATTTGTATAGTGATATCCTAGGCTAAAGTGAACTGGCTCACCGCTACCCTGCTTACTATTTTCAGGCTTGCTACGCCAAGAAGATGCACTTGGAATATAGAACTGCTCATCTTCTGTAATATATCTCCTAGATGATTCGTTCCATCCATTCTGGTCATCTACATGTGTGCTGGCAACTGCATGTTTCCACCACTGACGAGCAACAAACAATGGAGCATAGACTTCGAATGTAAGTGCAGCATGTCTAAATGGAGATGTGTGTCCTTCACGAATAAGAAACTTTAAAAGGTTATGGTCTCTTGAGCCAAATCCTGTAGACTCTTTGTCATACGAAACCCTGGCAGCATTAACAACTGATAGGTCATTGCCTAACTGGTCAACAAGACGAACATACCCTTTATCAAGTACATTTATTTTATTCATCTTCATCGCCTAGAATGGCTAGAATGCTTGCACTGTACATAGATAGATAGTCTTCTCCATCATGCTTAAACTTCATAACATTGTTTGGATTAAACATAATCTTGTCACCCACCTGTACA